TGAGCGCGGGCCGGAAGTCATGAAGCGGGCCCGGCGTGACGCGGAGAGCATCACCCGGACCGCAGTGCAGACCATCGCCAACGATGCGCGGCTGGCGACGTATGAGGCCAATGCCGACGTGCTCGACGGCGTTCAGCAAGTCAGCACGCTGGACGGCCGAACGTCCGACATTTGCATCGCATGCAGCGGCAAGGTGTGGACCCTGCCCGACTACAAGCCGAAGGGCCACAAGATCCCGTGGAACGGTGGCACGCCCCGCCACTGGCGCTGCCGCAGCACCACTGTCCCGGTCACGAAGAGCTTCCGAGAACTCGGCATCGACCTTGACGAACTGCCGCCCGGCACGCGGGCCAGCATGTATGGCCCCGTCGCTCAAGACCTGTCGTTCGACGACTTCCTGCGCTCGCAGCCGCCCGACTTCGCCGACGAGATGCTCGGCAAAGGCCGCGCCGAACTGTGGCGCTCCGGCCGCATCACGCTCGCCCAACTGCTCGACGCACGCGGCAATCCGCTGACGCTGGCCGAACTGCGGAAACGCACGGTATCGAGCCGCTGAATCCTCGTGGTGACATAGGCGCAGCCGGTAGAGCCGGCGCCTATTCAGGGCTGAGCCCGCACCTGTCCAGAGGACTACATGACACCCGAAGAACTGCAAACCAAGCTCGACGAGCTGAGCAAGTCGAACGAAGCGCTTGCCGCCAAGAATCGCGAACTGCTCTCCGAAGTGAAGACGTACAAGGCGAAAGCCAAGGGCGCCGACATTGACCCGGAGGAGTACGCAAAGCTGCAGACCGAAGTGGAAGATCTGCGCGCTGCGCTCGACAAGACGAGCAAGGCCAGCAAGATCGAAACCGAGAAGCTGCAGAAGGTGCTGGCGGAAAAGGACGGCGCGCTCCAGTCGATTCTGATCGACGGCGGGCTGACCGAAGCGATGGTCAAAGCAGGCGTGCGGCCTGAATTGATGCCGGCTGTGAAGGCGCTGTTGCGCTCGAAGGCGGCGATCAAGGCAGACGGCGGCGCGTATCAGGCTGTCATGGGCGACAAGGCGATTGCCGAGGCGGTGGCCGAGTGGGCCACGTCTGACGAGGGCAAGCACTTCGTCGCGGCACCGGCCAACAACGGCGGCGGCGCGCTTGGCGCTGGCAGCGGTGGCGGGCGGGCAAAGCGATTCAGCGAAATGACCACCGAGGAGCGCACCGCGCTCTATCGGACCGATCCCAAAGCATACGAAGCCGCCAAGAACAGCGGCTAAAGGAAAAACACCATGGCACTTGTACAGCTCTCCGACATCGTCGAACCGCGCGTATTCCTCGACTATCAGTCGGTCAACACGAAGGAAAAGACCGCGTTCTGGGACTCCGGCATCGTCGTCAGCAACCCGCTGCTCGTCCAGAAGGCGAACTCGGGCGGCAAGATCGTCGATGTGCCGTTCTGGAAGGATCTGGCGAACGTCGAAGCCAACGTCAGCAATGACAACCCGGCCAGCGTCGCCAACCCGCAGAAGATCGGCACCGGCGACCAGATCGCCCGCATCCACTACCTGAACCAGGCATGGTCGGCTGCTGACCTGGCGTCGGAAGTCGCCGGCAGCAACGCGCTGGGCCGCATCCGCGAGCGCGTGGACGCCTACTGGACCCGCCAGTGGCAGCGCCGCCTGATTGCGATGCTGCGCGGCATCCAGGCCAACAACGTCGCGTCGTTCAGCGGCGACATGGTGCGCGATGTCTCGACCGATGCGGTCGGTGCGCCGTCGGCTGCTGAACTGTTCAGCCGCACCAACTTCACGTCGGCCGCGTTCACGCTGGGCGATGCGTTCGAGGACACCGGCGTCATCGCCGTCCACAGCGTCGTCTACAAGCGCATGGTGGACAACGACGACATCGACTTCATCGCCGACTCGCAGGGCCGGATGGTGATCCCGACGTTCCTCGGCAAGCGCATCGTCGTCGATGACGGCCTGCCGGCCATCGCGGGCACCAACCGCATCCGCTACACGTCGATCCTGTTCGGCGCGGGCGCCATCGGTCACGGTGAGGGCACGCCGGCGGTTCCGGTCGAAGTGAACCGCGAGCCGGGTCAGGGCAATGGCGGCGGCGTCGAGTTGCTGTACAGCCGCATGACGTGGCTGACGCATCCGATGGGCTTCGCGTTCCAGTCGGCTTCGGTCGCTGGCGTGTCGCCGACCATCGCGGAACTGGCGCTGGCAGCGAACTGGACCCGCGTGGTGGACGAGCGCAAGCAGGTCCCGATCGCGTTCCTCGTCACCAACGGCTAAGGCCACGGGGCGGCCACTGTGCCGCCCCTTTTTATGGAGCACGCAATGTCCGAAGAACAGACCCCCGAGCCGGTCATGAATCAGTACGGCGTACCGGTCGATGAGCCGCTGACGCTCGACCAGGTGCAGAAGATGATCCGCGAGCGTGAGCGCGCGCTGATCGAAGCCGGCGAGCCGGTGCAGCCTGCCGATCCGCCGAAGGTCAGCCGCAAGCAGCGCGTCGTCTATCCGGTCGCTGAATGAACATCAGCGCCCCCCGCAAGCGTCGCAAGCGCCGCGCAGCACGGCAGGCGTAGCCCGTGGCCTTCGTCTCGACTCCGGGCGCTGCAGACGCCAACAGCCTGACGTCAGTGGAGTACGCCGACGCGTACTTCGCTGAGCGGGCGAACGCGACCTGGGCGGCGCTGACGCTGGCAGACAAGCAGTCGGCGCTGATCCTCGGCACCGACTACCTCGTAGCGACCTACGAAGGCACCTGGGCCGGTGAGCGAGCCAGTGGCACTCAGGCGCTGCCGTGGCCGCGTCGCGAGGTCTACAGCGACGGCTATGCCTTGCCATCCGACACCATCCCCGGACGGCTGCAGATGGCCACAGCGGAGGCCGCATTGCGGTCGCGTTCTGGCGCACTGATCGAAGACCAAGGGCAGCGCGTCATCCGCGAGAAGTTGGACGTGCTGGAGACGGAGTACGCCGAGACGAGCGACCCGACGAAGCGCTATCCGCTGGTTTCGGCACTGGTGGCCCCGCTGCTGCGCATCAGCGTCGGCGGTGGTGGCTTCGTGGCGGCTCGACTGGTTCGCGTGTGAGCCGAGAGGCCGACAGCGCGCAGCGGATCTTGGCGAAGGCCGGCGAGCCGGTCATCGTCATGTCAGCACTTGAGCAGGTGCAGGCGTTCGATCCGATCACCGGCGATCCGATCACGCAGGCCGAGCGCCAGCAGTACCTCGCCAAAGGCTATTTGGGCCGCTATCGGCTCGCTGACGTGGACGGCAGCAACGTCATGTCCACCGATGGCCGGCTGATCTTGCCGCAGATGCCAGTGCGTCCCCAGCGCGGCTGGTACGTCAAAGCCGGCACCGCGCCGATGGACGACTGGTACGAGTATTTCTACAACATGTTCAGCAGCGACGTGGCCCGCATCATGGACGTGATGCCGATCCGCAAGGCCGGGCTGGACATCATCTACATCTGCCAGTTGCGGGCGAACTAATGAACGCCGTCATCGCGTCGATCCTCGCCACGCGGCTTGCAACGCTCGGGTACGACATCGAAGCCGAGAATGCGCGCTTCGTGCCCACGGCCGGCAAGCTCTACCTGCGCGAGCAGTTGCTGAGCGACGCCACACAGCATCGACAGCTCGCAGGCGGTGCGCGCAACAACGGCGCAGGCCTGTATCAGATCACCGTGATGGCACCGCGCGACGAATCCCGGATGCCGGCCCGAATGGCCGCTGACGCCATCTGCGCTGCATTCCCACCAGGCTGGCGCGGCAGCAAGTCGGGCGTCACTGTCGCCGTGCGCGAAGTCACCGTCGGGCCGTCCATGCTGATGGGCGACCGGTTCGGCCTCGTCATCACCATCGCCTGGATCGCGGTGTGACGTTCGAAGCCGACCTGCGCCGATTCGCACGCAATGCCGGCGACAAGGGCGACGCGCTGACGCGCAAGCTCTGCCTTGAGGTCACCAAGCGCGTGGTGATGCGCACGCCAGTGGATACCGGCCGCCTGCGGGCGAACTGGCAGGCCACGTTGAACATCCCCGCCGCTGGTGAGATCACGCTGACCGATCCAAGCGGCAGCAGCACCATCAGCAAAGCCAGCGCCGTGGCGCAGCGGGCACCGGGCAACGTGTTCTGGCTCGTGAACAACCTGCCCTACGCGCAGGTGGCCGAATACGGTCTGTGGGGAACGGGTGACGGCGCCACCAACAAGACCACGCGCGACGGCTACAGCGTGCAGGCTCCCTACGGCATGGTTCGCGTCACGCTCGACGAGATCAAGCTCTCCATTTGACGAGTATCGACGCTATTGCGGCGGCTCTAACGTTTATGTAGCCCCGGCATCCGCCAGTGGGCTTCGTACTCACTTAGGAGCCTCACCATGGCATTGATTCCCGCAACGCTGCTGACGGGCGTTGGCAACAACACCGTCAACACTCTGACGATGACCGCGTCGGACACCTTCACCTTTGATCCGTCCAAGGGTCAGATCCTCGTTCTGCGCAACGGCAC